CAGAATCAAGACAAATTCGTTTCAATAGACTGACAGACAAACTTCATATTGATATGGATTGGGATACAGCTGTAGAAATCGGAGATGCAATTGTTGTAATGGTCTTGAAAAAAATTGATGGAAGCAGTTACACAGAAATTTATAATGATATTTTTCTCAAGAAATATACAACTTCTTTGTTCAAGAAACAATGGGGTCAGAATTTGATGAAATATGATGGTGTTCAATTGCCGGGCGGAGTAACATTGAATGGAAGACAAATTTATGATGATGGAAACGCAGAACTGGAAAAACACGAAGAAGAATTACAACTCAAATATCAATTGCCCGATAATTTCTACTTAGGATAACCGAATGGCTACTAACTCATATTTTCGCAATTTCGATGCGAGGAATGAACAGGAACTTTTACATTCACTTGTAACGGAATCTATACAAGTATATGGACACGATGTTTCTTACATTCCTAGAACATTGATAAACGAAGATACTATACTTGGTGAGGATTCCATCTCAGAGTTTAAGGATGCACATTCGATAGAAATGTACATAAAATCTGTCGATGGATTTGAGGGAGAAGGGGATTTGATTTCCAAATTTGGTTTGGAAGTTCGGGATCAAATAGTTTTTTCCTTAGCACGAAGAGCTTGGGAAGGATTGGATATAGGAACTCGCCCAAAAGAAGGCGATTTGATTTACTTTCCACTTACTAGTAAACTCTTTCAGATAACTTTTGTCGAACACGAAACACCATTTTATCAGAATGGTGCATTACCCACGTTTGACCTTACTTGTGAACTCTTCACATATTCCGATGAAGCATTGGATACAGGAATTGATGACATAGATGTAGTAGAAAGACAACAATCTTTTGTTCGTACTTTTGAGTTATCTAGTGTATCGGGAACTTTCACAGTTGGTGAAACTGTCACGGGCGGAACATCTGCTGTAACAGGAGAAGTTGCAAGATGGGATTCCGCTACGAGTTATTTGTATCTCATCAATATGACAGGATCATTTACTCTATCGGAAATATTGACAGGAGCAACTAGTACAGCAACTGGAACATATAACGTACAACAATCAACTGCTGAAGCTTCTACTACATTACAATCGATAGATGATGGAACAGAAGATAAAACTTCAAGTAATAAACAGTTTGAGATTGATGCAGATTCAGTATTTGATTTTTCTGAAGGAAATCCATTTGGAGACAATCCGTAATGTTTGGAACATATTTTTACCACCAAACTTCAAGAAAAATGGTGGTTGCATTTGGAACACTATTCAATACTATTGAAGTTCGTAGAACGAATAGCTCCGATGAGGTAACAGAAGTAGTCAAAATTCCTTTGTCTTATGGGCCAAAGGATAAGATGTTAGCGAGGATTACTTCAGACCCAAGCCTTAGTTCAGCTGTAGCTTTGACTGTTCCAAGAATGGGATTTGAATTGACATCGATGTCTTATGATAGCGCGAGAAAACTCAATACTATTGGTAGAAATGTAGCAAAAGGAACTACAGGACTCAAAAAACAATACAATCCTGTTCCTTATAATTATGATTTTTCTCTTTATATTTTTGTTAAAAATGCAGAAGATGGAACACAAATATTAGAACAAATACTTCCATTTTTCACACCAGAATTTACAATAACAATGACTCTAATTTCTGGTATGGACATAAAAATGGATATACCTTTAGTACTTTCTAGTGTTTCTAGCGAAGATACATACGAAGGAGATTTTGCAACAAGACGTTCTATTATTTGGACACTTAACTTTTCTATGAAGGGTTATCTATATCCAAATATAGTAGATAACGCAAAAATTATTACTTCTTCAACAGTAGATACACATCTTATGTCTGCAGCTGCTTCAGCAGAACCAGTATATATTGTATCAGAAGATAGTACCTCTTATAGTACAAATTTTATGATTTTAGATTCTCATGAAGTAGATGAGTCTACTAGAATACGTTTGTTGTCAGAAGCATCCGAAGAAGCTTCTTCTGCTGGTGCAACAGTTACAAGAACAACAGTAACACCAAAAGACACAACAGCGTTAACGGATGATGATTTTGGATTTAGTGAAACGTTTGAATTTTTTCCACATGGCGAAACACATGATCCAGTAGCTGGAACTGATAGTTAATGAAAACTGAAAAATTAGTTGAACATCGAATTGAGAAACATTTAGATTTAGTAGAAGATGTTTCTGAAAAAGAAGTTCAAGTCGTAGATAATATAGATAGTAGAGTGCCCATTGTCGTAAACGAAGACGACACTAAAGACAATGACTTTCAATATGCTCGTGAAAATCTTTATGACATAATTGAAAAGGGCAGAGATGCAATGGGAGAACTTTTAGAAATTGCAAAAGCGGAAGAATCTCCTAGAGCCTTTGAGGTTTTCGGTCAATTACTCAAAAATATGACCGATACACAAGGAACATTAATGGAATTGCATCAAAAGAAACAAAAGTTAGAAAATGCTGGGGATAGACAGGAAGTTACCAAAGCTCAAAACGTTACTAACGCATTATTTGTTGGCAGTACTGCCGACTTGTTAAAATTAGTAAAGAAAGAGACAAAAGAAAATGCTTGATATATTTAACACATCTGAAATGATAATGATGGGCCTAGTGGTATTCTCTTCATTTTGGATATTTCTATTTAATTATAGACAAGATAACAAGGAAAAATATAGTGGTAACTCTTGGTTGATTTTACTTGATCTTCTTATCAATATGGGAATGTCTGTAACTGGTTATCTATTAATTTCTGTTGTATTTACAAATATTCCACAACTTGCAGCTTATGAGGGTTATCGTTATCCTATTGGATACTTATTTGGATTAACATCTAATGTAAGCATACCAATCGTTCTTAAATGGTTTCAACAACAAATCACTAAGAAGTTGAACGAAGCAGGGAAAGGAAAATAGATTATGGCACAACAGAAAGAAAAAGTAGTAGTAAACGGAAAAGACCAAAAGATATTACAACATGACATTGAAGAAATAGATAAAAAAGTTGAAGAAGTTGCGGCACTGGAAGTTGCTGCCAAAGACCAAATAGTTGCGAGTAAATCATTTATCTATGTTATTATTGGACTACTTGTATACTTAATTTTTCTAGTAATTCCAGACATGGATGAAAGAATGACATGGATGGAAAAAGACCTTTCAGCTGTTTTAGTTCAAAGTGAAAGATTTAAAATATCTACGAGAGTTTTTGCGAGAGATAATCAATGTGCAACTTGTCACCTAGACCCTGACCATTTACTTCATAACCTACAAACAATATATCCAAGCTTTTCTGATATTAAAGCATTCATGAGAGTAGGACACATGAGATATTATACCATGACAACTCCTGTATCAGATGAAGATCTTATGGAGGTTTATAGGACTTTGAAATGATAATGGGTGGAAAACTTCTTGTTTGTTTAGTGTGGATATTTTGGATAATGGTTATTGACAATCCAGTTAATGGGGGCCCACCCAATGAGCGTATTGATAATAACATTAATCAACTAGTAGAACAGCTAGAGAAACTTAAAGCTCTAAAACTAAAAACTACAGGAAGAATAGAAGAATATAATCCAACATACGGAACTACATTTGATAGAGTGATGAAAAGAGGTTATGTCATTTGTGGAACTAATGATGAATTTCCTGGCTTTTCTGAAGAAGCATACGATGGTGAAAATCTCGCATGGAAAGGATTTGATGTTGATATATGTAAAGCAGTTGCTGCGGCAGTATTTGGAGATTCGGAAGCTGTAGAATATGAAATAATAAATGGTGTAACTAGATTTACATCTTTAAAAGATGGCACTATAGATATGTTGTCTGCTGCAACAACATACACATTTACAAGAAATGTTCTAAAGAGATTTGAATTTTTACCAACAACATATTATGATGGTCAAGGATTTATCACTAAGAAAACTTTAGGTGTATCATCTGCTAAACAGATGCATGGAGCTAAAATATGTTTCAAAGGTTCTGGTACTGCTGCTAAAAATATTGCAGACTTTATGGAATTGCACCAAATAAAGTATATTCCAGTAGCAGTTTCGGTTAATGAAAAAACGAAAGATGTGTATCTTAGGGGTGATTGTGATATGTATGGAACTGATAGGTCTGGATTAGCATCTAATAGATTGGGGTTTAATTCACCAGAAAGACATATAATTTTACCAGAAATTATATCTAAAGAACCACTTGGCCCAGTTGTAAAATATGGTGACCAAAAATGGTCAGATGTAGTAAGATGGACAGTATATGTTCTTTTTATTGCAGAAGAAATGGGCATAAATTCAAAAAATATTGATACTTTCATAGATAATAAAGACCCAAATGTTCAAAGATTTATGGGAGAAAAGAATGGTGCTGACCACCCACATCTTGGCGCAAAATTAGGGTTGACTGAAAATTGGTCTTACAATGTAATAAAACAAGTAGGAAATTACGAAGAAATATTTGACCGAAATATTAGGAAAAAATTAGGACTGAAACGAGGATTGAATAAACTCTATAAAGATGGAGGTTTATTGTACTCCCCACCACTAAAATAATTATGCCAGAACATGGAACTTACTTAGGAAACCCACTACTCAAATCTGCTCATGTTCCTCAAGATTGGACAGAGGAAGAGGTTGGTCAATATATAAGGTGTCAGCAAGACCCTTTATATTTTGTAAATGAATTTATCAAAATTGTTTCTCTTGATGAAGGTTTAATTCCTTTTGATATTCGTGATTATCAAGAAGAGATGATAGACAAATTTCATAACGAGAGATTTGTAATTTGTAAAATGGCCAGACAATCTGGAAAATCAACCACCATTTTAGCATACCTACTCCACTACATACTTTTTAACGAAAACGTATCGGTTGCAATTTTAGCAAACAAGAAGGCTAC